CGCCGGTAATCGCAAGACTTAAGAGCGCATCCATTTTCGCCACTTCCTCCTCACCCTCGATTTTCTGCAGAAGCACTGCCGTATCTGTCACGTCCGCGAGTGTTTCATCCGGCCCGATCTCATAATCAATCTCCGATGCACAATCCGGACAGGGAATCCGATTCATCGTCTGCAAGGACAGAAACCGATTCCCGCACTTTTTACATTCATAATATCCGCACTGCTTTGTGCCATCCGGTACATAATACATGGTAAAACCTCCTTTTGCCTGTCACTATCTACCCCATTTTAGCATGATGGCTTTTAAAACACAAATGCAGGGTATGTCTTGGAGGAAAGACATACCCTGCATGGGGGAATAAAGGAAAAATGATTTTATTAGAGGTATATTGGAGGCAAAACTCTAGAATCATTCTTCATCGCGAAAAAACGACTCAAACACTATCAATTACTGTCATAGGCATCTAATTTCACATCAAAGATACTAAAGCCCCAAAATATCTACTCGGCAAAATATAACATTATACGTTTAAAACGATGCTATACTCCTGTAACTGCATTATAAGTGCAAGCTGCATTTGGTAATACTGAACTATCTCATAAAAAATCTTTACTTACATAGGGGACAGTTAATCACATCAGACTGGATCAGAACAGACTCCATTAATATGAAACAACACCAGTTCGACAGAGTGCTCTCAAGAACAACTCATTATAAAATCTGAATGTATTATTTCATAATAGAATCACTTAACACATAACATGTACATATAAAATCATGGCAGTCCCTATTAACACATTTTTAGAATAGCCGTGACCAACATAGCACAAATACTTTCATATAAGATTATATTTACTCATGATAAGAATGGCTCCATTCAAGGAAGATTAACTCCAAACATCTATGAGTATGAATGAAAATAAATCTATTTCATATTAAAGCACATAAGAAAAAGCAGCTACCGCTAGGCAACTGCCCCTTCCCATTTCGTTTATTGAATTACAAATTGCCTTTCAGCAAAGCTGACAATTTCTCTGCTTCATTATGAGTAAGTGTTACCCCTTTTCCCATTTTCTCATGCTCAGGCGCCCAGTCCCTGATATCATACTTAGGTTCTCCGCCATTCCATGATATCTTATTAAGTTCTTTCGTCCAACCCTTAGCACTTTCTGAAAGAACTCCTATCTGCTCTACTATTTCATATTTAATATCTGCCATATCTATAAATCCTCCTTGTTAGAATCGGCAACACCAAATTTATTTACAAAGTCCTCATAGCCATTTACCCAGTCAAACTTTGTATCATCGGATACTGCTTTAAAATGAAGTTCTCCACAATGAATCTTGTTCTTTTCCACATCCGTGAGATCAGCCCATTTCTTACCTGCTTTTGTTTCAACGATGAAATATATTCCAATGGATGGGTCTTTCAAAGCCTCCTTACGACATACTACTGCCCAGTCAGGACTATAATTTCCATATGGTGTATCTATTACAAATCCACCCTTTTTCAGTTTCGTAAAGAGTAATACATTTTCATTGTTTTCCAGCTTATGAGCAAACTTTGACTCACCTTCACTATCAAGCTTGTAATATTCATTCATCGCAGAACTTCTGTCAGATTTTGCTTTGAACACTCTCCATTCCTGCTCAAAATCTGATTCTGTAATTGTATCCAGCTCAAAAATATTTCGCTCATCTAATTCATATCCATTTATCACTTCATAAGAAGTAATATTAGAAGCTTTTGTATCATTAAGAATTCCTTTGATTAACTGTGTCACCTCATCCAGAATATCCTGATTATTAAGTAACTCACGTTTGGTAACTCCTTGCAAAATCTTGAAAATAGCAAGTCTAGGTAACATCGTATGATACATTATGAAGTTTGCAATTTCAAAATCAGATTTTGGATCAGAACTGATTTCCACTTCCAGTTCCTTATCACCATAAGTTAATTCTTCCATTATAAACATCTGAGATGTGTTAAATTTAGCTCTACCCGTTTCAACCTTGTATTCATTCTTTGCTTTCTTAAATAACAATGACTGATTAATCTGAAAAATGCAGTCGTCTATAAACTTATCCTTGTCAATCTTGAATCTGTAAATAGAACGCTGCATAAGGTTCTTGCGAAGTCCAAGATATATCTTTTCAAACTCGCCTTGCGTCACATAGGCTCTAACCCCATTATCATATGGAGCATTATCACCATTTGTAATCTCAATCTTTCTGGTACCTTTCTGAATCATCAATTCCTTGAACTGTTGCTTAATCAGTTGCGCATGCTCATTTAAGGCATCATCTACAAACACCATATTATCCAGAGTTTTTGTTATCTGTTGTGACGAACCTTTCAGCACATTATCAGTATTCATTACTCCGGCTGAAACTAATTCTTCTTTAAAAGTATCCACCAGTTTAGGACTGATTTTTTCTTCTGGAACTCCTGCTGACTTTAATGTTTCAATCAGGATATCAGCAGTAACCTCATCCTTGACAAAATGCATATTGTCATTGAAATCCTTCTGGAGTGCCGATGCAAAATGGTCATAATAATCATTTGCGATTACAGTAAGTTCATTAATTCTATGGTCGATACAACGATTACCTGTGTTGTCAACCGGCAATCTTAATCCTCGCCCAATCTCCTGTTTCTTAGCAATATCAGAACCACCAGCTTTTAAAGTACAAAGTGTAAACACATTTGGGTTATCCCAGCCTTCTCTCAATGCAGAATGTGAAAAGATAAATGCAAGAGGCTCTTCAAAAGAAATCAGTTCATCCTTCTTTTCGAGAATAAGACTGATACCTCTATCAATATCCTCTTGTGACTTTGCTTTGAGTTTCACATCACTATCGTCTACAGATGAATCCCAACCTTCAACATCTACCGCATTATTCTTCTTGTCTCTGGCAAAATACCCCTCTCTGACAGCCTGTACATTCATGTAGTCTGGGAAATACTCTTTATTCATCTCCAGCTCATGTGTATGAGCCGTTACATACTTTTTGTACTCTTCATCAAAAATACGCAGATATTCGCCTCTTCCATCAGGAGCTGAATCATCACGCACCTTATCTACTGCATCAATAAAGAATAATGTCAAAGCCTTGATTTTTCTACCTGAACGAATGATATTGAGCTGTTTGGTAAAATGGTTCTGTATCGCCAATCTTATTTGAATTCGCACAGCCTCATTCTTTTCTATCTCATGATTACTGTGTCCAAGTTCCAAACCAAAAAATCCTTCCTTAGTAGCAACCGACAATGGCTTTAATTTATGAGGTTCCTCAGCAATGCGATAATCCTTATACTGAGATAATCCACCAGATAATTCTTCCAATGATGCTCCGCCACCTACATTGAAAGACTTAAATCTGATTGTTCCCCCTTGATCTTGTGAGAATATCTCAATCTTTGCTTTCAAATCAGAAGTAAATGCCAGATATCTGACATATGGATAATCCTTTGGAATCACACCATAGACTGTCTTAACAACAATCTTTTTAACTAAATCCTTCTGATATGCTGCATAGGAATCTAGCTTATAAATCTGATTATATAACTGCTTGTGTGTAGCAGAATAACGCAAAGTAAAAAGCGGCTTTAGTTCTTCAATAGCAACTAATGATTTTGACTTTTTCTTTGCAGTACCTTCAATCTTTTGTGGCTCGTCTATAATTACAATTGGCTTGATATATTTGATATTTTCCCAGAGGTTCTGACCATACTCATCTTCCTTACGAATTTTATTGGTATCCTTATTGAAAGCCTGAATATTCAAAACACAGATACTTAAATCATTACTCTCTACCAGCTTTGAACTAATCTGTTTTGGATTATTACTATCATAGATAAAGCTATGCTTGCCAATATCAATATTATAAAGCCTCTTAAAATGATCAGCTAACTGCTCCATCGATTTCTCTACCCCCTTACGGATAGCAATAGATGGAACTACTATCATGAACTTACGAAATCCATATTCCTGATATAACTCAAGAATTGTACGAAGATACACATAGGTCTTACCAGTACCAGTCTCCATTTCAATTGTGAAGTTATTCCCCTCAGCCAAAACATTATCAGCAAATAAATCATTGGATAGCTGTACTTTACGCAGATTCTCCAGTAATCTGCTTCCTACCACAATGTCATTATTCCTAATAGGATTACCTTGTGTAACATCATGTATTCTATTATATCTATAAACTCCATCTACATGTCGTGACAAACCTCTGAACAATTCCACAGTAGAATGAATCGCCTGCATCTGATAATCAAGGTCATCCTCAAATTGGAATGTAATACGTTTAGACATCTGATTCTCCTCCAGTCGCATCTTCCGTTTCTTTCTGCTGCAAATAGAAAATTGCTTTCTGTGTTTCTATTTCTTCTCGCAGTTCATCTTCTGTAGGAAGATATAATTTGTATTTGCTCGCAAATAACTGCTCATTCCCATGCAAGATAGAATATCTGGCAATATCTTCATCCGTTTCTGAACATAAAACAATTCCCAACGTTGGATTATCATCAGGGGATTTCTTCAATTCATCATACATCCGAATATACATATCCATCTGCCCTACATCTTGATGCGTAATCCTCTCTGTCTTTAAATCAATTAACACAAAGCATTTTAGAATATAATTGTAAAAAACCAAATCAATAAAATAATCCTGCTTTTCTGTATGAATATGCTGTTGTCTTGCTACAAAGGCATACCCCTTTCCCATCTCCATAAGGAATTTCTGTAAATTTGTTATAATACTCGCTTCCAGTTTTGTTTCATTAAAAGATGTATCTGGCGTTAAGCCCAAAAACTCCACTACTAAAGGATTTTTTATAAACTCAAGCTTATCATTCTGATATGAGGATGTTTTTTCTTTCATTTCAGACTCTATAACTTTCTTATCCTGTGATTGAAGCATACGATAATAATATTGGGTATCAATATTTCTCTGCAAAGTGCGAACACTCCATGTCTGCTCATAAGCTTCTTTCTCATACCATTTGCGAGCTGTTTCATCATGGACTTGAAGTAGAATTCTATAATGTGTCCATGTCAATTGTATAGCAAATTTTCCACTCGGTGAGTGGAAAATTTCTGGGAAACATTTATAGAATCTATAAAAGTTATATAAATTCGTTTTTGTATAGCCCCTTCCATACTTTTGGGTTAGTTCCTTTGATAATTTCTTTATAACTTCTGCACCGTATTCAGCTCGTTCTTCCCCAGCTAACTCTTCCTCCGCTATTCTATATCCAATCAGCCAATTTCGTTGTGACAGTATCGTATTCACTGAACGATATGCCTCTTTTTGAGATACTTCTATAATATTTTGAACATCCTTTAGTATATTGTCTGTTTTTTGAAAATTATCCATAATAGCATTATTTGCACTATTCATAACTTCATTCACCTGCCATTCCTCCTTAAGGCAGATTATGTATCTCTGCCATATTTTCTATATAAATTCCACTGTATATGTAGGTTTGCTAGTTCCTGCATTTTTTTCAATTAGAGCTTTCAATCTTCTGAATGTCTCATCTTTTAAAGAAATATCATCTTTAAATGCCGAATCTCTGAAAATAAATTTAAGTGGCAAAGGTTCAAGCTTCGCAAGCTTTGAGACCACATCCTCTGTGATTGTTGTTTCCAAGCATACCAAATAACTGCTTGCATAAAGGTATGTACGATTGCCAATATCAGATAAATGTTCTAATGTTTCTGAAAGCGCAACATCACGCTGACGGAGCATCAATTCATATACAATATCTATGTCATTTGCACCTGGCATAAAGTCAACAAGATCTGGTGTATACTCAAGCTGATTTACATTGACCTGTCCCATATCCATGATGGAATTCCACTTTATATTGGTATCGGCAGTTCTAAATACTTTAAATCCAATATCGATATCTGCATCTGGATGCTCTGATTTTATTTTCTCTCCGGCTCTGTGAATGCGTTTTTTCCCGATATCAGTAATATTGTTATCCTCTTCATTTGTTTGAATTAAAATAAATTTTCTATTTGCAGCATCTTGAATGTTTGCCATAAATAAAGATTGAGCGGTTGTACCTGAACCAGAAAAAAAGTCTAAAACAATATCATCCTTTTTTGTTGCCAATGTAATAGCTCTCATGATTGTTCCAACAGGTTTTGGTCTCAAAAAATCCTCTTTGACAAAACCAAGTTCTGTAAACTGTTCTGTCCCTCTTTCGCTATTAACATCTTTAAAAGTCCACGCACTAGTTGCCTTTACTCTATCATCTTCAGACAAATAATCTTTTTCCATGACCGTCCATCTTTTTTTGACTGCCATATAATTAGGAACTAAAAATCCCAATCTTTTTAAAGCTGTATCAATTCCAACTCTCCATCTACCATCACTCTCATCATCTTTCTTTGGTTTAATTTGTATGTAACCACTTGGAATGGTATCATCAAATGTGGGGTAAAAATCATTTGTATTCTTATTATACAAAAAGTAATAAAACATATTAGGTCTGTCTTCTCTCTTATCACTATCACCTGTTTTTCTTAAATCAATATATCTAAATCTTCCCAATTCATCTTCTTTATTGTATCTTTTTAACACTTTCTCTTCAGGTTCAAATCCATACAATATGGTATCACTTTTTTGATAAACTACTAAATATTCATGTGCAGTGGCTATATTTTTTTCATCTGAACGTCCTTTAGGATTATTCACATTTGCAATACATCCGACTCTATTGTTTTGTCCAAAAATCTCATCACATATCTTTAACAAATTGTCTATTTCATGATTATCAATGCTTATAAATACAACTCCATTGTCACACAGTAAGTCTTTTGAAAGTAACAATCGTGGATACACAAGGTTAAGCCAATTTGCATGAAATCGATTGTCAGAATTCTTATTTATATAAAATCGTTCGCCATTCTCCTGTATTGCTCCTTCAGCCATATCAGATGCCTCTTTAGTCATTGAAAATTTATCATTATACAATAAATCACTTCCCGTATTATATGGCGGGTCTATATAAATCATCTTGATGGCACCATAATAATTCTGTCTAAGCAATTTTAACACTTCCAGATTATCTCCCTCAATGTAGAGATTTTCTGTAGTATCTGCATCCTTACTATCCTCTGGAATAAACTTCAATGTTCTTCCTACGATATCTTCCTGAGCAATTTTCTTCGCATTCTTTTTTCCTGCCCATGTAAGCTCATATTTTTCATTATTTACTTCATTGAATTGCCCCAATTCTTCTCTCAAGGCTTCAAAATCCACCTCGCCATCCTTTACCACAGCCGGAAATAATTGAGCCAATTTTCTAACCTGATCATTTACAATATTGTTAATATTCTGATTTACTTTCTTGTATTCCATAGTGTCCTCCAATTTTTCATTTTCAGCACTATGACTCTGGCAACTCCAGCAAAATCAGTAATTACAATATTACAAAAATTCTACTGTATATGTCATCTTATGCATTCCGTGATTTTTCTCAATCAATGCTTTTAATCGTCTAAATGTCTCATCTTTTAATGCTATATCATCCCGGAATGCCGAGTCTCTGAAAATGAATTTAATCGGCAAAGGATCTAACTCTGCCAATTTATCTATTAATTCATTTGTAACTTTTGTTTCAAGGCAGACCAAGTAACTATCCGCATAAAGGTAAGTACGTTTGTACCCCCCCCACCGAAAATTTGTTCGATTTTTGATGATAATGGTACACTATTTTGTCTAAGCATCAGTTCATACACAATATCCACATCCTTTGCTCCTGGCATAAAATCAATTGTATCTGGCGATGTTTCCATCTGGTTAATATCTATCTGTCCCATATCCATGAGTGAATTCCATTTAATATTTGTGTCAGCGGTTCTAAATACTTTAAAGCCTATATCAATATTTGCATCAGGATATTCTTGCATAACATTCTCTCCTGCTTTTATAAGACGTTTTTTTCCAATATCACATATAGTTTTATAACCGGCGCTAAATGCCTGACTATCTGTTTTTGTTTGTTCAGGTAACTGTACTAAAACAAATTTACGATGTCCTTCATCTTCTGCATTAAGTTTCATCACCGCATGTGCTGTCGTTGCACTCCCTGAGAAAAAATCTAATACAATATCATCTTTTTCTGTTCCGTGATAAATCAACCTTTTAATAACCTCAACTGGCTTAACTGTTTCAAATCCATGTACACCTATTAAATTCGTCAGTTCTTTTTTAGCGCTTTCTGTCGTTCCCAAATTTTTACCAAAAAATCCCCAAAATGGTTCCGTTGTCTCAGAGCGCTCATATTCAGGTCGCATTTTAATTATTACTTTATTATCCCTTATAAATAGATCTCCATTTTCTTTATATTTTTCAACCTGTGCTTGTCCTATCTGCCATTGTTTTCCTTCAGGCAGCGAAACGCTAGAAACACCATCAGAAATATCAAATATCATAGTATCCCTACCTCTTATTCCATTTGCATTCATTACCTCCAATGCATGTTCTCTATAGTTTCCTTTTGAATCTGACAAATCATACTTCTTTTCTCCAACCTTTATCAAGTTAAATCGTCTTTTTTCTGCTTTTGAATAGACAAATATCATCTCTGCTTTAGGTTGTAATTTGTTAAAAGATGTCAATGTATTTTGTGATTTCGTCTTTGACTCCCAATAGATTTCTCCCACAAATCTGTTAGATCCAAAAATTTCTTCCATTATTTGTCTTAAATCAAAGTTTTCATTGTAATCTATACTAATAAAAATAACCCCATCATCCGTCAACAAATCAAACGCAACTTTCAGCCTTGCATACATATTGCTTAACCAATGTGCATGATACCTATTTCCTGATTTTGCATTAACCACATATCTTTCACCTGATTCATTAATCAATCCCTCTTCTAAATCACTTTGCTTCTGAGAAATTGAAAACGAATCCTTGTACACATAATCATCTCCTGTGTTATATGGCGGATCAATATAAATCATCTTAATAGCACCATAATAATTCTGTCTAAGTAACTTCAACACTTCCAGATTATCTCCCTCAATATAAAGATTCCCTGTTGTATCAACCTCCTTACTATCCTCTGGAATAAATTTTAGTGTTCTTCCAATAACATCTTCCAGAGCAATCTTTTTCGCATTCTTTTTTCCTGCCCATGTAAGCTCATACTTTTCACTTCCAACTTCCTTGAACTGCCCCAATTCTTCTTTTAATGCTTCAAAATCCACTTCTCCATCCTTTACTGCGGATGGAAATAACTGAGCAAGTTTCTTTATATTATCTCCAACGATATCATTTATCTGCTGTGGCACCTTGTTATCCATAGCCTGTTTCCTCCTAACTGTCTGCTGTAATCACATTTTTCTTATTTATTTTTATTAAAAAATGTATGAAACTTCCTGTTAAATACAATAAAAAATCTAATTCATTCTCATCTACAGAGTCATCATGCTTGGCGTGCAAATTATTATACTTTGCATAACAATCAATTAACTTAAAAAACATGTTTGATACCTCTGGAGAGAGATTTTTATCCTTTAAATATACACCTAAATCTTTTGTCTGATTTTCTAATGATTTATTATTACCTAAAAATTGTTTCAAAAATAATTCTAAAGTTAATCGTAAGGCGTCAACTACTTGTCTATCATATTTTCCCTTAAGCATATCGTTTAACGCTTGACGATATTGTTTCTGTGCCTTTTCATATACACTTAGCCAATTTATCACATCTACAACCATTGGTTTATCAAAAAACGCTTCACTATAAGGGAAAAACTTATATTCATCTCCATCTATACATATAACTGCATTTACTCCAGATAATTTTAGAGCAATTGCAACCTTTTGAACAAATGCATATTGCCTTGAGCAATCATCTGTTCTAGGGATACTATTAGCAACAAATTCTAAAATTTGAAACCATATATATAATATATACTTGTCTTTTTCAATTTTAACTGTCCCCAATGCCTGATGTAATAACGAACCATCAAACACTCGTTCCTTAACGCCAGTATATGGATAACCTAAAAGTTCAAATATCTTTCTCGTATAAAACTGCAAATCAAATTCATCATATATATTGCTTGCAATTGCTGCAATTGTCCTATTTTTAAATGCTATCAAATCTTCTTTAGGTCTTGTATATCCAAATCTGAATGCGTATTGTTCTTTTATCTTAAGAATATCTGCATAACCATCATCTATTTCTACTGGCTTAATGCTATTTTCCAAGAATATTCCTCCTATATTTCTTCACTATTAAGTTCCTGTATCTCTGTCTTAATCTCTTTATTGATTTTCATTCGCTCGGCATTAGTAACTGCCGTTTTTAATTTACCCTTGGATGTTACCAACTCTACATATTTCTGACATATTCTGGCAGTCCTGCCGGAATCATACCAAGCATTACCATCAAGCAGTTTATCTGTATGAATGTATGCCCTCTCATTAACAATCATATAAGCCTTATAGAACCATTCCTTATAAAGCTGTACCTTGTCATTCTTATTCTTTAATGTGGCATAATTCATATATGCCATAAGCCTATCCCTGTTACTGTCAGGAATACCAAGCATATACTTATCTGTAAGCAAAGTCTGTTCCACTACTATCTGTGTCTCATCAGTCTGGTTGAGTCGCTTTACCGCCATTGAATATACTTCATCCTTGGTGTCATGCATATGAAGCACACATAAAGGTTTGATAAGGTTCTGATAAGTGGCTGCGAGAAAATTTGCCTCCTTGATATTTGCCACTTCTATGTCATAAAACTGTATGACCTGACATCGATACTCTTCATTGTTTACTGACGGAATCTCCTCTCCAGCAATCTGATACCCAAGCCTTACAAACTTAACAGCATCTTTTATTCTCTTTTTTTCATTAGGCTTTAAATCCGTTGGAATGAAGTCTTTTAAAACCACATTGACATCTACCCTGTATGTATCTGGCAAATCAAACATACAATATCGCCTCCAATACTCATGCCTTTTACTCAACTACCAAGAATGAAATCAATTCAAAATCATCGGCAGTTTCGTCAGCAAATGCATTGTTGAATCCACCAAAGTCAAACATAAGCTGAGTAGCTTTTGACTCTTCCTCGCCCTTGATTGATTTTATTGCTTTATTCAGTAGGTCTGAATAGAACTGCATATCCCTGGCGTTATCTGTGCGTACAAAGAATTTCTGGAATAGTTCCATGACAGGTTTGCTCTTGCCATAGCATAGCTTACGGAACTGTTTTACCACTTCCCTAGCCTGTCCATTTCCAAAGAATACCTCTCCATTGTTTTTCATATATATGAGATAATATGGATACAAAGAGCTGTCAGATTTAGGCTTGTTGGCATCATTACGATGCTTGAAGCAGAACAATACCCCAGCATTATCTCCATCAGTTACGGAATACACACCTTTTGGAACTTTCTTGATCTCTGGCACATTTTGAATGTATTCCGACAACTCATTCAAATACTCATTCATATTCAAATCAGTAAGAGAAATATTGTCGTTTGCGTCCTCTATATCAATAACTTCATCCTTTAATCTTTCAAGCTGACGCTTTCTGAAATTAAAATCATTCATTTCAGGAGTAAGCACATCTTCATCACCAGTAGATACCAAATTCAATGTGGTCATCTTGCCTTTTACTCGTGCCTCTAATCCAAGATACTCGTTCAACTCCATATTAGGAAAGAAGTTTATCATCTGAATATTGGTATTTTTACTTCCTATACGATCAATACGACCAAATCTCTGGATCAAAGATACTGGATTCCATTGGATATCAAAGTTAATTACCGTATCGCAATCCTGCAGGTTCTGACCTTCGGAAATACAATCTGTACCAATCAATAAATCAATTTGTTCTTCTGCTGGGATCATTTTTTTCATCTTCGATACAGGCGAGAATGCACATAGTACTGAATTGAAATCACTATCAACATTCCTGTTATTCGTAACAACTCTCTTGCCAGTAACACATGCTGAGTATACTCCTAAAGTCTTCATATGCTCTGAAAGACTGTTGTACAAATAATCTGCTGTATCTGCAAATGCAGTAAAAATAATAACCTTGCGATTGCCATCATTATATGGAGTTTCCTTGACCTTTCTTTCCAAGATGCACATAAGGTCTTGAAGTTTCTGGTCTCTCTGTTCATCGAGGATACGCTTTGCACTTTTATGAATCTCAGCAATAATATGTTTATCGCTGGCTAAATCTTCCAAGTAGTCATCCATTCTTAAATGCTTGACATCTATCTCGTACTTTCCTTCGATATATACATCCTCTGAATCGTTGTCATCAAAGTCTGCATCTTCCTCAGATATATTTCCGCTGCCTTTCAACAATAACTGTTCTGTACGCTCAATTCTTTCTAACAGTCTACGAAGGGTTTCTTCAAAGGAATACACAGAACTTTCCAAACGCTTAAACAGATTGAATCTATGAAGAATAATCATACCATTCGCCTGTGTATCAAAGTTCATGTCTCCACCATGCTTACCTTTAAGGGAATACTTTTCAATGTACAGTTTCTTGTATTCTTCCTTGATATATCTTGTAGGCGTATAGACACTCAGAATCAAGGCTTCAAGAAGCTCATTGGTCTCTCTGAAATGTAAAAGTTCCTTCTTTGTATCAATATCACTATTATATGTATCTGGCTTATTCTTCTCTGGGAACTGCCCCACCCCCTTATCACCATAATAACTGGTAATATGCTTTCTGCTTCGTGATATCGTCATAAGCTCCAACAACTTATAGAAATCTGATGGCAGGCTATCCAACAACTGGTCTTTCTGATGATGTGGAATCTTCTCCCATGTATTGATACTTGCTGAAGTCCTACGCAAAAGATTTTCAACGCTCGTAATCCCCTGTTCCTCAAATGCAGAATCTATATCTCGTGTAATAATGCTTATCTGATTTTTCAAGTCTACCAAGCTGTTATTTACAGGAGTAGCTGACAACATCAGCACCTTTGTATTATTATTTCCATGCTTAATGACATCCTGCATTAATCTCGCATATCGGGTCATTATCAGCTGATCGTTATCATCATATCTATCATTTCTATTACGGAAATTATGCGACTCGTCAATAACTACAAGGTCATATATTCCCCAGTCAAACTTTTTGAGATCTTGTCCTGACCTTGACATTCCGCTATATCTGGACAAATCAGTATGAAACATAATTCTGTAATTAAATGTCTCATGTAAGAATGAATCCTTATAATCTCCTCTGAAAGAATTCCAGTTATCGTAGAGTTTTGCAGGAGTTAGTACAAGAACTCTGTTCATTCCAATTTCAAAATACTTTATAATCGCCAGAGCCTCAAATGTTTTGCCAAGACCTACTGAATCTGCGATAATGCATCCACCATAGGTATTGAGCTTACGAATTGCAGATACTACGCAATCTTTTTGAAAATCATATAGTGCATTCCAAATTTCTGTCTTTTTAAACCTGACACTATCTCTCTCAAAACGCTCTACACCAGCATCCAGCTGATTACCAAACAGCTCATTCAATGTAAAGTAATACAGAAATTCCGGAGCATGCTCCTTATACACATATTGCAGACTTGCAAGCAATTCATCCTTGTAATCTACAGATATCTGTTCGTTGAACCAAATCTTCTTAAAGGTTTCCAAAGCTCCTAATATCTGTTCCTTGTCAGCACTACCATTTAATATCGTATCAAAATTAATATTGCTGAAAGCATCTCTGCTACTCTTCTTAGAAACTTCAAGTGACGAACTACCCTGAATCATAAAGTCATCATCTATTATCAGGATATTCCCACCTATGTGGATACCTGCATTAACCTTACGAATATTGACATGCTTCTCAATAAAATCGTGCATACTTCTAGCTTTGGAAAAATGCTGTAACTTGTTCTTCTCTGTAATATCATAAGCATTGAACAATATATCTGTCGGATTAATTTCAAATTCGTGAGCCATCTCTGATTGATGTGGTAGGAACTTCACATCACGAATTACAAAATTAATTTCCTTCACGTTCTGCAAGTTCTTCTCAAGCAAAGAAAAGACCGATATCGTCAGCTTATCGTTTACAATATTAACTATTGCATCCTTCTTATTTTGAAGGACTTCATTAATTTTCTGTATCATCTGCTCATTTGAATTTATCGCATTCATATATCAGCCAACTCCTTGCTGAACACTGTTCTTTAGCTATGTTCTTGTTGATTATCTCAAAATAGGTGTCCCATAATCTGTACTTCTATCTATGTTCTCTCAAACTTTAATTGCATTTTTAAACGCTTGATTTTGCTAGCAACTACTCTTGCAAAAGCGTATACTTAAATTACCTTTGTTTGATCAGGATGAGCTATTATGGCTAAACAACTATCCTTACCTGAACGTATTATTAATGAGCAAATGATTCATAAAGATTATTCATTTGCCTCCATTGGCAGAAATCTTGACCGATCTGCCTCTACTATTGCTCGTGAAATTTTACATTATCGCTGCTTTACCAGTAGAATACCTCTTATTGGCGAAAATGATTGTATTCACCGCCCCGGCTGTCATAAGAATACACTTTGTCCTGAAATTGGAGTCCATGGTTGCTTCTCATCCAGATGTAAAAATTGTATGTCTTTTTCATAATATATTCAATTACTGACACGGAACTTTTCCAACAACAAATCATCCTATATATTAGCTATCGTTCCAATATCTTTAACCTCCTCACAATCTCCTCCGGCTCTGGAAGCAATGCTTTCATCTCTTCCGGTAACGTATTTCTTAACTGATATGCAGCCACACCAATCGGCGCATTAATATTCTTCAAAGCATATTCTACATAAGTTTTATCCTTACTCTTGCAAATAATAATACCAATAGATGGATTCTCGTCTGGTAATTTAACCTGTTCGTCCAATGCTGTCAGATACAGTTGCATCTTTCCTGCGTATTCTGCTTCAAATTCACCTATTTTCAGTTCTATGGCTATCAGGCTTCTCAGCCTTCTATGAAATAGCAATAAATCAATATATAAATCTCTGTTTCCCGCCGTAAGATGATATTGATTTCCAATAAATGTATAATCTCTACCCATTTCTATCAAAAACGCTCTTATGTTATTTACCAACTGCATTTCTAATTCATATTCAGAGTATTCCGGTGTCAATTCCGCAAAATCAAATGTGTATTCATCTTTTACTGCCAGCTTAGCCTGTACTCTCCGCTCAGCCGGAATTGTTAAATCGAATTTCGTTTGATTCAATAAATATTTCTCATAGGTCTGTGTCTCAATAAAATTAGTTAAAATTCGCTTAGTCCAACCATATCTTTTCGTCATTTGAATGTAAAATTCACGTTGCGAATCATCCTTACATTTTTCCATAATGATGATATTATTAATCCAGCTAATTTCTCGCACCAGTGGTGCGAGTTTTATTATATATATTTCACAAACCCCATTATTCTATTGCTATATTTTCAGAATATATTATACTATAGTAACCTTATTTTCTCAATAAAATGTAATTCGCTGACAATATCTGCCCCACCTCTGACTCTGCCTAGTAACCTCGACCCTAATACCCACTATAATTACAATAATATAGAAGAAGCAGGCAATCATATAGATTACCTGCCATATAAAATAATCAGTATCAAATTGATATATTCGGGCAACCTTCTTTATCCTCAAAAGGCAAAATCCTTTATCCTCACCCATCTTCTCTTTCAAGGCATCTTAGGTCTTCCTTCAAGGTCTTGGCTTACTCTCTCTTATCTCTCGATATTCCTCTATTTTCAAGGCTTTCTCCATGGTTTTAAGTAAAAGAAAAAGACCTCATAGAACGGTTTTTCCGCTCTACAAGGTCTATATTTTCTCGTTATTTTATTCATTCCCTAGGCTAAAGATTTTTGCCCCTTGAGGATAAAGGGCGTTGCCTTTTTATAATTGAAATTATTCAAACTCGATTTAGTAAGGCTGATTTTTAGTATTTTCTTTCATATTAAATGCTATTCTACTTGCCTTTTTAGCCTTAAAATTTGTATTATTTATATCTATTTGGATTATTAACATCACGATAACATCATTCAGCTTCCGGATCAGGCTGGATTTCTATTACATCTTCTATCCTGCAACCCAGTTTCTGGCATATCCCGTCAATATGTTTCATCTCTACATATTGGTTCTTCGACAGTCTCGACAAAGTCCCGGCACTGAAGCCTACCATATTCATGAGCTGTGTCTTCTTAATATCCTTGTCGATAAGTGTCTTCCATAATGGTCTATATGATATCATCTTTTCTCCTTTTTATCAATTCGGTAACTGTGTTTCTGTTTTTACTCATTATAATCCAACACCTTATTCCTGTCAATATTTTATTCTAACTTGTTAGAAATTTTATTCAACTTTTTGTATCAAAACTATTGACGTACAGTGTACATATGGTAATATACAACCAGCAACAGAATAGAAGAAACTTACAACAAGTTAGAATTTTAATTTTACAAAATGGAGGAAAACAATATGTTAAAGGAACAGAGATTTGGAGTAGAAGTCGAAATGACAGGAATCAGCAGAAAGAAAGCTGCAGATGTTCTTGCAGAAGTGTTCGGAACAATCGCAGGTGAGCCAGACAGTACCTGCTATCACACACGCATCATCAAGGACCAGAAGAACCGCAAATGGAAAGTCATGAGAGATTCATCTATCACACCGGTAAGAAACGACAATTCAAATGCTCCGATGGATGAATACAGAGTAGAAATGGTTACACCACCCCTCAACTATGAAGACATTGAGCTCCTGCAGGTCGTTATAAGAAAGCTCCGCGAGAACGGAGCAAAATCCCATCGCAGCTGTGGTATTCACATCCATGTTGACGGAGCCAATCACACAGCAGCCTCTCTCAGAAGACTGGTAAGCTTCATGACAGCTAGGCAGGATCTGATCTATGAGGCTCTTGAAATCGGTGATCGTGAAAACAGCTGGTGTCACAAGCTTAACAAAACACTCCTTAATGCAATGAAAAAGGACAAGAACCTCACGAACGAAAAAGCAGAGGAAATCTGGTACAGCAGTGCAAATGACGGTTACTGTGGTGGCATAGACCATCAGCATTACAATTCCACAAGATACCATGGTGTGAATCTCCATGCTTTTTTCACAAAAGGTACAGTCGAATTCAGACTTTTCAACAGCACACTTCATGCTGGAAAAATCAAGGCATACATTCAGTTCTGTTTAGCTGTATCTGCATGGGCTATCACCTCCAACGACAAGCTGGTGTTCCGTTCCATGGATAATTACACTGCAGAGCAGAAAGTTACAATCATGAGAAACATCCTTACTCACAGACTTGGTCTCTATGGGGACGAGTTTAAGACCTGCCGGCTTCACATGATGAACCCTTTGAAGAAAGCCGCAGGCATGGCAGTAAGAGAAGCTGCGTAGCACACAATGCGCTGACCTATCGGCATGACGGGGAGAATGGAGATAATATGGCAAATCAGAAAAATATCCCTATAGGGCTCAGGAAGAAATACAGGATTGTTATCTCTGGCGGGCTTTCCAATGAGCATTTTGTGAAAGCTCCAAACAAGACTATTGCCAGGTCTATGGCAAAAGGAGAACTTAATCCATGGATAAAAATAATCAAAATTGAGGAGGTATCAGCATGAAGAAATTATATGTAGCATACGGAAGCAATCTCAATATTGCACAGATGGCTCTCAGGTGCCCTACAGCACATATTTATGGCACCGGTCTATTAAATAACTGGGAGCTTATTTACAGAGGCAGTATGACCGGATCATACGCAACAATAAGGAGAAGAAAAGGCTCTGCCGTTCCGGTTGTGGTATGGAGTATAATGGAGAATGACGAGAAGAGTCTTGACATTTATGAGGGGTATCCCAGATTTTATTTCAAGCAGAATGTTATGGTAGATCTTCCGTCCGGAAAGAAGAAAGCAATGGTCTATATCATGGATTTGAAACGTAAGCCAGGCAGGCCGAGTCAGCGGTATGTAGAATCCATCCGAGAGGGATATATTTCAAACAATCTGGATATACTCTACTTAGAACGGTCACTCACTTTGAATTCGCAGGAGTGCAAAAAAGAGACGTTCTGTAAAACGTCTCTTTTTTAGGCAAGCGAGGAGTTGCAGCTCCTTACTCGTCTGTTTTTGACTTTTGCGACCCGTTAATGGTTCGTGTAGCTCTTGGAGTTTTATTCGGCACCCTTACGATTAACTCATCGAGAGAACAGTCCAATGCCTCGCAGATAAGGTCCAGGTGGTCCAAATTTACCCTATCTACCATCTCATGGTACAACTCGTTAATCGTAGTTGGTCGTATACCGGTCTTTCTCGCAAGATCTGCCTGAGTCCACTTTCGGTCACCAAGTCGTGAAGAAAGTAAAATTCTAATCATACGTCATTGCTCCTTCCGTTATAATCTACCCCTTTTCCGGAGAGAAAAGGGGTATTTGTTAGATTATCACGTAGTTCGTTATTTCTTTATCGTGTTAAATTGAGCAATGACGACCTCATCATCTAGTATATCACAGCCATTTCATGCTATTTTTTCTTGAGCCACTTACTATGGACAAATCCTGCGTATTTATCAATGGCGACCAAATACCATTTTACACCATCCTTAGTGCTGTAGTATCCGTAACACTTCACTTCTGCGCCCTCTAAGAGAGTGAGGATTACAGTGTTGCCAGTACCGGCTCCTGTCCTCATATTCAGATCAGATGTTGTTACATAGGTTCCGGCAAGAGAATTATTCCTGCTCGTTGCATATCCGACCTTGGCAGAACCGTTTTTGAGCACATATTTCTTCTTTGTTGCAGGAGTGGAAGGTGCCGCCGGAGTTGCCGGCTTTACGGATGCTTCTTTATCATACTTCGGAACTCCAAAGCCCCGGATGTATTTTCCGTTCACAGCAAGGCTTCTTCTCTTGACCGCATTGGAATAATTACCCTCAATTACAGTAATCAGGGCACCTTCTACCTTTTCAACAACACCGACATGATCACTAGAACCCTTATTATCTCCGACACCGCTATCCTGCCAGTCATAAAAGATATAATCTCCATGGCTCGGAACGTAGGCATCATTCTCCACCCAGCATCCTAACGTCTGGAATAAGGCAATCAACTTATCACAGCCGCACTCTGTAGGGATAATGTCTGTATATCCCTTGGCAATGGCACACGCACTTGCAAAAGTGGCACACCATGCATCAGTGTACTTAACCTTATATCCTCTCGCCAGCGGCTTGTGGTTGTTGTAAAGGTCAATAATCTTTTTATGGCTTCCATCAGCTTCCTTGCATCCAATCCAGCTCTGTGCCTGTGCCACAATTTCACTTCTCTTTCTACTCATACTCTTAGTACCTCCTACAAATTTTTCGTAATAATTCTGACCATACGAGGCTCTTTTCTTCTGAACCGCTGTACTCTGGTCAGCAGGTCTTTCAAACTGCAAAAGAACCGCATTGGATGCCTCTGCGACACTTCCTGCGGTTCTCAAAATCTGATATACGGAGCAATACGACTGCTTCAGTTCCTTAACAAGAAATGCAAGCTGCGTTTCCATATCTCCGATTGATGTTTTTTTGGCTCGCACGAATGTAAGCAGATTTTGCTTTCTGCTCCAGTACGTCCATTGAGCCAGTCCGTACCCGGCGCCGTCTTTAACGAAATTCTGATAATCTCCGTTATCAACGGCAGCTGTGTATGTATCATCGGTAAGCCCCAGCTTCTTCTCGGAACTGTTCTGCAGATTGGTCGGTTTTAATCCGGACTCTGCATACAGATTCCCCATGAGTCCGGCTGTACCGAACTCATTGAAACCATTGCTTTTTAAGTAATTCCAAATCTTCTCGTCATTTGTTTTTCCAGTTAAAGCCATACGATCGCCTACCTTTTAAACTGTGCGATTGCCTGCATTACCTTGTCATATCCCACCATTGCACATAACCAGGACAACAGAATCAGTGCAATCAGATATACCGCTGTCTGTGCATTAAGTACAGCTCCGACCAGAATAATATAGGCAATGCCAACCGCAATTGAAAGACCGATTGCTACATATCCTGCAAGGGCATTGGAATAATACTTTGTTCCCCGCTCGTCCAACCACTTTTTAATAGCCTCCGTAAAAAGACCAGTCAGTGTGGATACAATAAGTAAACCTAATAAAAATACTTCAAGACTCATCATTCATTTCCTCCATTTCTGAATTGTTATCTTCTTTTCTGTCTGCACGTTCCCAGTCATGCTCCCTTTTCCTGTCCTTGGTCGTGCGGATCCATCCGCAAATGCCGGCTTCTCCGATTGTCGCTGCAATAACAGCACAGGCATACGTTTCCGGTATGGCTGCGTACTCCCGGAATATGCACAGCATCTGCCAATTAAACCAAATAAAAAAGGCAAACATCAGAATCAATACCAGATTCAGAGTGCCTACCTTTCCTATTGTTTTTTTAATGTTCTTCCACAGGTGGAAGCCTCGCCTTTTTCGCATACATACCTCCTACATACCTATCTGTGTAAACATAAAGCCTACAGCAATGCCAATTATCGTTGTGATCACATAACCAACGACCTTTCTCCACATCTCACCATCTTTGCTTTCTAAAGACACGAGACGTTTTCCTTGTGCCTCCTGCTCTTTGACCATGCACTCAACAGACTGTGCCAGCTTTTCGATTGATACCGTAAGAGCATTGATCTGCTGGGTGTTTTCTTCCAACTGTTCAATTCTCTTGTTCTGGCGGTGGTCTTCATCCTCAATGCGTTTCTGATACTCCTCGTACTCTGCCCTTGTGATTGGCTCCTCCATTCACTGCCTCCTTTCCAAAGAAAAAAGAGCCTTCCGGCTCTCATTCTTTCATTTCTTCGTACTGATCCATACATTCTTCCAAAATTTTCTCGTCAATCTCCTGGTTTGAATCCACTTCAAAGAATCCATTTATAGTCCGCAGGTTATGTATCTCTCTGACATAGCTTTTCAGTAAAGCTGTCATTCGATATATGATTTCATCCTGCTTTTCAACCATGTCCATATAGATTTCAAGAAGCTCTAAATCATTCTTACCCATGCTATTCCTCCATATTGTGTGTGAGTACAAAATCTTCCCACAGTTTATCCTTAAAGCGGTTTCCATCAACATGCTCAAGCATTCCTGCGTAGCTGGCTGCCACCTGCTTGCAGTAATCGAAGGATACCTCATATTTTTTGTATTTTTCCGCCACTCTCCGAAGGTTCTTTTTCATTCTCAGAGTAGTGCTTTTCCTTAAAAGAACATGATCTGGATAGATTACGCATCCCACGAACTCACACCCACACCTGTTTGGCCGGAGTGCACACCGATCATTAAATTCAAGTAGCAGTTTTTCATTGAGAAACTGAGTGAGCAGTTTCCCATATTCCTTCAGCTTTCCCTTATCTGTATCAGTGATAATGATATCATCTGCAAATCGGATGTATTTTTTTATCCCCAAGGTTCTTTTTGCGTACTGGTCCAGCTGATCAAGATACATATTCCCAATCATGTGTGACAGTCCGCCTCCTATGGCGATTCCCTTATCCCAGAGCATTTCATCGTCCGTAATTGTAAGATGGTTGCCATCAAGTGGCATCCCGAACGGTCGCTGTGTGCTGCACATATAGTACCGCATAAGCTCTACAGTGTATTTGTCGGAGATCTTCTTTTTAATGATATTCATCAAAACTTCGTGGTCAATCCGGTAAAAGAATTTTCTAACATCAAACTTGTAATAATACGCATACTGTCCTCTACCATTAAACTCATGAAACCACGAAGCAAGTCTCCTAACCGCTTCGTGCTGTCCTCTGTCCGTAACACATGCGTATGTGTCAGTTATGAATCCTCTCTGAATTGGCTCATATAGAACGTCATATATTGCCCTCTGAATCACTTTCGTGGTGTAATCAGTGTAAATAACCTTTCTTACTTTTGGATCAAATACAAGGAAGCTGCGATACCGCACTGGTGGAATATCCAGTCTCCTGAGCCTGTCTCTCAAGTTCAGAAGATTTTCCTCAAGGTTCCTTCTGAACTCTATAATCTCCCATTTGTCAGTGTGCTGTGACGCACAGTTCTTATCTGCTCTGAGCAGATTTTCAAATGATGTTATTTCATAATAAACATTCTTTATCGACATTGTTTCTCCAGTTTGGCACACACGGAATTCGGATATGCCTACTATCGGTGTGTGCACAGTTTTAATTTTTTGCCTATGGCAAGGAAAAGCAGTCCTTTACCTACCATGTACTGGGAGACAGCCCTTGAGCTGTCAGCATCTGACTATTTGGTAGAGCGGAGCGGAAGCCGAGGTTCCAGTTCGAGTTCGAGCGGGGATTGTTGCCGTTCAAGGCGAACAGACCCGCATTAGCACCGTTGTTCCAATTGCCACCAGAGTAGAACGCTACACCGCAATCCCTATCTCTGGACATTCTTGATCCAGCCGCCTACCATTTTACCAATTTCAACGACTTTCTCAGCCCAGATTTCGTATTTTTTGATCGGGAGGAATCCAAGCTTGTAAGAAAGACGGATATATGCCTTTAACTTTGTCACTTCAACATCAAGCTCCTGCAAAGTTGTCTTTTTATAATATTTCTTAGACCCCTCGACTACTCTTTCGAGGATAAGGTTCATACACCGCTTTATATCCACAACTAAGGCAAACTTCTCAGACTTTGGAAATTGTTGCAAACACACGTAAGCATATTCCATCATCTCAAAGACCTTCTGCTGTATCTTCATTTCTTCCATTCTTTTTTCATCCTCCCGTTAAAAACACAAGTTATTTTAGCATCCTTGTTAGAATTTATGCCATTTTGTTACATTATCACGTATTCCGTTATCGTAACCTCCAAAAAATATACCCCACTATCGTGGGGGTAGACAGAACACATTACTCAGTAGGCAGGTCTACATAAGCGGAGCGGAAGCCGAGGCCCCAGTACGAGTCCGAGCGGGGACGGGTGCCGTACAAGGCGAACAGACCCGCAG